CGCCTTTTCCATTTCAGTGTTGTCCGGGGCGGCGGTGCCGTCACCCAGCTCCACGGTGGCCACCCGCTGCGGCAGAGCCGACAGCAGCGCGACGGTACCGGGACGATTGCGGGAGTCCTCCAGGCCAGCACGCCAGCCCGCCAGCTCCGCCGGGGTGATGCGGCCCTCAGACAGCGCCACCTCCAGCAGCCGGTCATTCTCCCGGCGCGTCTCAGCGGCGGACAGGGACTGGACCTGCTGCTGCAGGGCCTCCCAGGTGGCGCGGGGCACGGTCACCGTGGACCCCTCAGACGCGGCCTGCGCCTGCCCGGCCTCCGCCTGGGCCTGCTGACCGGCGGTGGGCTGGGTGGCTCCGGGCTCGACCTTTCCGGCTGCGGGCTGCTGCTCACCGGGCTGCTCCTGCTCCTGGTCGGCGGTCAGCGCGGCCATGATCTGCTCATCCGTAGCGTCTGCAGCCAGCTTGAACCTGGCCAGCAGCGCCTCCCTGATCTTGGGGTCCATGTCTGCTCCCTCCCCTGCGGGGGTCTGCTCTGCCCCCTGCGGGGCCTGTACGTGTCCAGACTCCGTCTGCGGGGCCTGGCCTTGTGGGACGGGCGGCGTGTCGCCGTCCTCCCCAAGCTGGATGGTGTCCACCCGGGCGTGGGTGGCGTGGTCCTCCTGCCCGGGATTCTCAGAGGCGTACTGCTCCAGCACGTCCGCCAGGCCCTTGACCGCCGGGGGCTGGACCCCCAGCAGCGCCAGGCCCGTCAGCACGGTGCCGTATTTCTTGCCCGATGGGGTGGTCACGTCACGGCGCAGCTCCGCAGAGCGCCGCCGGTAGGCGTCCGACAGCATGCCCGCCAGTTTCTGCGGCATGTCCACCAGGTCCCCTATCAGGGTGCGCTTGTCCTCAGACAGGCGCAGATTCTCCACCCAGCCAGCGGCTGGGGCCCCATCGTTCATGGGGTCCACGTGCCCCAGCTTGATGACGGCGTGGTCCACCTCCGGGTCCTGGTACGCGCGCACGGCGTCCTCCAGGTCCTGGGGTGTCAGGTTGACGGGTCCGGCCAGGCCATTCCAGCGCCCGGCCTTGACCAGCTCCACGCCCTTGACGGTGGCGCGTACCAGGAAGTGCTTGCTCATGGTTCTAGTGTGCCGTGCCCACCGGATGGTGGTGTGGGACGTGGGCTCATGGCAGCTGCACGCCGTACTGGGTGGCCGCCTCAGACCCGTCCGGGCGCAGGACCCGCAGGCTGGTCACGTCACGCTCTGACCCGTCCGGCATGGCCACCGCCAGGCCCAGCTCCGCCGGGGTGTCCCCGTCGAAATACGGGGTCAGGGTGTCCGCCTGGTCCAGCATGGCCCGCGCAATGTAGAAACTGCGCGGCTCCGGGATGCTGCTGGTCAGGTAGACGTAGATAGCCATTGCAGCGGTGGACCCGCTGGAGTGAGGGGGCACGGCTGCGGTCAGCGCGTACCGGGCCCACCCGCTCCCGCTCACGTCACCCTCTACGCGCCCCATCCTGGCAATGCCGTGGGACCCCGTGGGGTAGATGTAGAGCCAGTCCCCGCCCCCATAGACCCAGACGGAAAAGGTGTGGACCACCTCACGCGGGATGCTCACGCTAACGGTCTTGATGTTGCCCTGCGCGAATCCAGCAGCGCCGACGTGGGTCATGGTGACCTTGGCGACCGGCCCGCCGTCCACTGGCAGCGGCTCCGGCGGGGTCACGCCGTACTCCACCACCGGCGGATTGGACCCGCCGGAGGCAATGCCCGACTCTGCCAGGCTGGGCTGGGCGAACAGGTTGCGGGCCACCTCCACCCCGCCCACCGTCTTGGTGGACGCGCTGGCCCCTGGGGTGCCCACCCAGGCGTACGTGGTCTTGCGGCGGGGCATCCTAGTACCTCACCACCAGGGTGGGCTCCGTGACCGCCGGGGGTGTCTGCCCGTCCGGGATCACGATGACCCCCAGCCCCCGGGGCCCCTGCTCACCCTGCGGCCCCGCCGGGATGCCGAATGCGAATGTGCGCGCCGTGGTGGACCCGCCCAGCGTCACCGTGGGCGCAGCCCCAGCCGCGAGCGCGGACGCCGTGGCGGACGTGATGGTGGCGGCGGAGCCGGTGGACCCACGGGTGCCGGACAGCGTCAGATTCCAGGACGCCAGGGTGCCGGAGCCGGATGACTCACTGGCGGTCAGGACCAGGGTGGTGCCCGTGTAGGACGTGACCACCCCGGCCAGGTAGGTGGTGGGGGTGGCGGTGGACGTGGCCTTGACTATCATGCCGGGTGCGAATCCCAGCCCGGCGGGGACCGTGAATGTCTTAGTGCCGGTGGACCCCACGACGACGGAGGACGTGGACGTGGCCGCGATCTGGGGGGCGGGGCCAGTCTCGCCTGTCAGCCCGCGCTCACCCTGGATGCCCTGCAGGCCCCGCTCACCCTGGGGCCCTGGGATGCCCTGGGGGCCCGTCAGCCCGCGCTCACCCTGCGGCCCTGGGACGCCCTGCAATCCGCGCTCACCCTGGACGCCTGGGACGCCCTGCAGCCCGCGCTCACCCTGGGGCCCTGGGATGCCCTGGGGCCCTGGGACGCCCTGGGGGCCCGGTTCACCCTGGGGGCCAGGGATGCCCTGGAGTCCGCGTGGCCCGATGGGTCCGGCCATGTACCGGACAGACTCCAGGGCCAGGGGGTCCCGCTCATGGGGCACGTGCTCCGTCAGGTCCACGGGCCCGGTGCCGGAGGGGATGGGGACGACGAATGGCGGGACCTCCACGGCGCGCCCGGCCTTGTCCCGCAGGCGGGGCACCACCAGGTACACCCAGTCCACGTCCAGCTCCAGGCCGGTGTCATCGGTGGCCAGCACGGACGCGGTGGCCACGCCAGCGGTCACCCGGGCCCGGTACAGGGTCCGCACGTACGTCACCCCGGTGCCGGTCACCAGGCGGGGGCCCAGCTGCAGCTCCACCTCACCCGCGAGGGGGGCACCGCCCACGTCCCTCAGCTCCCACCGCACTGCTCTCATAGTTGCCATGGGTCCATGGTGACAGGCCGGGGCCCGGGGTGGTGGGACGGGGTCAGTCCTCCAGGTGGTCCGGCATGGTGCCGATGACCTCCGCCGCCTCCAGCTCCGCCGCAATGTCCAGGTAGGTGGTCACGCGGGGCAGGCCCGTCTCCCGGTCCACGACGACGGCGGGCGCGTCCAGGACCGTGTGCGACTCATCCCCCGACTGGAGCCAGTCAGCCTGCCCGTGCAGGACAATCCACATGGTGGCACCCTGGTACACCCCCCGCGTCCAGACGGCGTGGGGTCCGGGCAGGCCCTCTTTTTTCCACTCCCGGTGGGCCACTGGGGTGGCTGCGCGGATAGCGTCCTGCCAGCTGATCTGGTCACTCACTGTATCGGGGTCCCTCTCTTGAATGCCTCCAGCGCCTCCGTGATCCGGTCCCGCTCCCGCTGGTACATGCTGTCCGGCATGGTGAGCTTGACGCGCTCCAGGGTGGCCAGCTGCTCCGCGTACCTGTTCAGGGCGGCCAGCTGCGCCTGCCCGGGCTTGCGCCCCTTACGCTGGGTCAGGGCGGCAGACACTGTCTCCCGCACCATGCTACGGGTCTGCACGGACGCGGCTGCCCGCTCCCGGCCCACCCGGTTGTTGTCCTCCAGCTTGGACGCCGTGGCCGCGCCCAGCTCGCCATGCCAGGCCGGGTCATCCCCAGACACCGCCTGCAGGGCCTTGTCCGTCAGGACCTTGTCATCGGTCCGCAGGATGGTGGCCTTGCCCCCGCGCACGTTGGGCCAGTAGTCCTCCGTGCGCTCCGGGTTACGGGCGTCCTGGCCCTCCACGTACCGCACCTGGCCGTCCCATTTCTCGGCGCTGAACACGTGCCCGGACCGGGTCCGTTTCCAGCCCACCTGGACGATGTACCGGGTGCCGTCCGGGGAGTCCTCCAGCAGCTTGTCCAGCTGGCGCTTGGTGACCTCCTGGGTGTCCACCAGGTACTTGCAGGGGGTGCCGTCCGGGTGGGCGTAGAACTGGGACCACTCCAGGATGGTCCGGCCCTCTCCGGTGGCCACCCGGTTAGCGGTCACGTCCAGCCCACGGCGGCGCGCCTCATAGGCCGTGACCACGCTGGTGCAGTTGTTGCTGTACTCCCGGCCCCTGGCCTCAAACCTGGGATTGGTGCCCTGCGCCACCACCACCGGGTCAGCGGTCCGCAGCGTGGGGTCCACCGGCACCTGCCGCCAGTCCGTGTACTCCTGCCCGAATCCCTCCGCCCGGGACGGCAGCGGCGGGGTGGGCCCGTCAGGGCGGGGCTGGCCCGGTGCCGCAAGCGCCCACGGGTCCCGGTCCTCCGGCAGGTCCGGCTCCGGCTCCTGGTCCGGCGTCTCCGGCGCGTCCGGGGGCCCGTCCGGCAGGTCATCCAGGATGGACGGCGGGGGCTCCACCGGCCCGTCCTCGTCACCGTGGTACTCGAATACCAGGGTGCCCCGGCACCGGGGTCCGCCGTCACAGTTGACGTACCCGCCTAGCGGGCAGTCCTCCCGGGCCTGCTCCACGGTGGCGTACTCCTGCCCGTCAATGACGGCGCACTTGGGGCACGTGGCCCCGTCCAGCAGCTCAGACGCCCAGATAGCGGACGGCCCTATGGCCTGCGCGGCGTCCACCCGGCCAGCGCCTATGGCCTGGTGCAGGGCCTGGCGTGCCTCATCCACGGCACCGTCCAGGGGGACGTCCGCGACGGTGCGCAGCAGCTGCTCCCGGGCCACCCCTCCGGCGGCGGTCACGGCGGCGGTCACAAACTGGGACCGGACCACCCCCATGATGCGCTGCCACGGGGTGATAGCGACGGCGGCGGCGGCGGTGGCCCACGTGGCTGCGCCGGGGGTGGTGTCCTCCGGGGGCAGCCCGGCGTCCGCCCGGTCATCGGGCACGCCCTGCTCCCGGGCCTCCCTGGTGGCCATGGTGCGGCTGGTGCGGTATGTCTCCGCCAGTAGCTCCCGCATGGCAGCAGCCACCTGGGTGGCCTCACGTGCCACACCCTCCGGCTCCTGGCGGGCCAGGGCCTCCACGGCGGCCACCAGGCGGCGGGCCTCCACCCAGTCCCCGTCCCCCACGGCGTCCTGGATAGCCTCCACGGCGGCGCGCTGCAGGGACTCCAGGGCATTGCGGGCGGCGCGTACCCCCGTCTGCTCCATGCGGTCCAGGTCCCCGAACCTGATCTTGCTGCGCCGCTCCGCCGGGGTCAGTGTCCGCGTGGCCCCCTGGTACCCGGTGTCATCGGCCAGCAGCAGCTGCTCAGACAGCAGCAGGGCAGCGTCCTGGTACGCAGCCACGCAGGACTGGCACACCCCTACGCCTCCCCGCGCATGGCCCGCACCTGCTGGATGAGCTGCTGCGCGGCGGTCAGATAGGGGGAATGCTCGCCGTCAGCCAGGTCCGCCTCCGCCGGGGGCACGGCATTCTCTAGGTCCGTGCCCTTGGCCGGGGGCTGCACCGTCACGGGCAGCAGACCCAGGTGGCGGATACCGGGCAGGCCCGCCTGTGCCATGGCTTCCTCCGGGTCAAATCCCGAACGGATCATGGTGCCCACGAAGTTGGCACGCTTGACCAGCTCATCCCCAGACAGGGCAGCCTGTCCCTGGCCCTCCACCACGGCACCAGGCGCGTCATCCAGCACGGACGGCACGGCACCCGGGTCAGCGGCTGCGGGGCCCTCAGCGGCGGGCACACGGGCTGTCTCCATGTCCGCCTCCGGCAGGCCATGCGACTGGCGCACGTACGCCTCCAGCTTGTCATCCGGGGTGACCAGCCCGCCCTGGGTCAGCTTGGTCAGCGCGTCCACCGTCAGGCGGGCGGTGCTCGCCAGGTCCCCAGCCTCCAGCACCGGGTACGGCTCATCCGGGCCCAGGTTCAGCTCCACCAGGTCCCGGATGATGTGCTCAGTGGCCGTCTCCGCAATCTCATCGGCCACGGCCTGCAGGCTGTCCGTGAATGCGTCCACGAATGTGTCACCCAGGGACCGGGCCCCAGCGTCATGCCCCAGGTCCAGGAACATGGCCAGCACGGACTTGGCAATCTGCTGGTCGTGGTACTGGATGGTGGGCAGCGCGTCCCGCACGCCGCCGGTCACGCCCAGCAGCTCCGCTTTCATGGTGTTGGGCAGGGCCAGCCCGGCGGTGGCCCCGGCCCGGAATTCTCGCACCAGCTGGGATGCCTGGTCTTTCTCATGGTCCTGGGTGTACGTGATGACCGGGACGCCCATGCCGTTGCGCTCCACGGCCTGCGCATTGATCCGGGTCAGCTGGTCTTTCAGGTACCAATCCCGGTAGGCGGTGCGCAGCAGTGAGGTGCCCGCCCAGTCCGCGCCCTCCCGGTCATTGACGTACAGCACCAGCCGGTCCACCGGGATGGTGACCCCGCCCTCCATGAGCACCCGCATGTCCCACGGGTCCACCGGGCTGGCATTCTGCGTGATGGACTGCAGGCCCCCGTCCCGGCCCACACTGATCTTGGTGACCGTGGCGGGCATGCGCGGCGCGAGCTTGCGCAGGTGCAGGGCAGCGCCGGTCCCCAGCTGCTCCCCCCAGTCCCCACCCGTCTCCGGCTGGTACACCTGCTCGAATGCCATGAATCCTAGGGGCAGCATGAGCAGGGCATCCCGCAGGTGCTCCGCCCAGACCACGCCCTGGCGGCGGCGGCGCTGGCGTCCCTCCGTGCCGGAGTCCAGGCCCAGCTGCTGGCGGACGAATGCCACCACCTCCGGGCGGCACCCCTCCCCGTTCAGCGTCCACCGGGCCCGCTTGATGGGCAGCGTGATAGCACGCATGACGGACCCCACCTGTGAGTCCGTGCGGCGCATAAGGTCCCAGGTGCGCACGGACTGCGGGAACCGCAGGTCTGGATTGGGGTCTGCGGATGCCGCCACGTACTCATCGGTGGGGGTGGACCGCCACAGGGCAGTGGCGTCCAGCTCCATACCGGACGGGTACCCAGTCTCGCGCGTCATGTCTACCATGCCCACCATTGTCCACCCCGGCGGGGGGCGGTGGTGGGACGGCTAGAACTGGGCGTCTCGCACGCCGTAGGTGGCGGGCCGGACATGGTCAGCCATGCCCGGGACTGGCGGGGTCCCCTGGGTCTTGCCCGCGAGCTGGGCCAGCAGGTACCGGAGCGCGTCAGCCGCGTGGTCCTCCGCGTGGGTGTCCACGTCCTCCGGCCTGGTCTTGTCCCGGGGCAGGGCGGGCAGGGTCCGTATCAGGTTGACGCACGTGGAGTAGATGAGCAGGCGGGGCAGCCCGTCCTCCCTGATCCGCAGGTGCTCATCCACCAGGGACCACCCGGCTATGCGCTCATTCCACGCTTTGACCACCTGGCCCGGGAACGTGTCATGGTACGCGCGAGCGATAGACCCGGATGGTGGCGCAGCCCCCTGGACGCGGGCCAGCGGCTGGTCCGCTGACCGGGCCCACGTGGACGGGTCCAGGGCAATGGGGATGGGACGCACCCCCGGGATGCGCTCGTCTTGGTCCTCCGCCGCCCGGATAGCCTCCGCCTGCTGCAGCGGGGTCAGCCCTTTCAGGTACAGCTCCCGGTAGACCACCACCAGGTCATCGGACAGCTTGGCACCCCACAGGGCCACGAATGGGGCGGAGCTGCCGTAGTCCACCCCGATAGCGCGGACGCCCTGGCCGTGGGTGAGGGGCAGGTCCTCCGGCTCTATGACGTGGGACGGGCGCTGCCACCTGGTGAACCTGACGCCACTGAGCCGGTCCCAGGACCCGTCACGCAGGGCAGCCCGCAGGTCCGGGGGCAGCTGGTCCAGCTCCTGCAGGTACTCAGGATTAAGCGACGGGTTATCGGTGGCCTTGGCCGGGATATACAGGCGGG